TTGTCGACACCGGATTCGAAGCGGCTGGACTCAAAACTCATAGCGACGACTTTGTCGTCAATTGTTGCCATTAGACCTTGGTCACCTCCCTCCACGCTTCGGCTGCTATCTGATCAAATATAGGACGCATTGCGGGCATGATAAAGTCTCGACCCTGTACATACCCACCATTTCGAGTAGCGTGACCGTACTGAATCAAGACCGCGATCGGTATTCCGCTCTCTACATGACGATTATGCCAACGAATCGAGTAATATCCTTTTCGTACCACAATCGAGTAATACCATGAGCTCGCGGTTTCGCCTGAATCTACCGGCGTCGCATTCGACAGGGCGTTTACACCTATCGACCCGTATCGGTTCAAGATCGAATATACATCTTGAGTCTTCAGACGATTCAAATATTTCGTTACGGTATCGAAGTTGCCTTTTTGCGTGATAGTAATCATGACTATTCCGCTGTGAGTCGCAGAACTACCACGCCCGGATCGCCAATAACTCGAGAGCTTTTAGATTGACCAAATATAGTCGGCAATCCATTCAGGGGAGATGCTTTAGCGCCACTTGCACCTCCTGGTACAACACTTTGTGATCCACTACTTGGATCGCTTGAGGGAGTACCTCCTGGACCATAAACTGAGGTATCTCCTGGATTGTAGGCACCTCGACCTCCAGCTGTAGCCGCATTACAGGTAATTCCACCGGATCCATACTTACCAACCCCTCCGGCTCCTCCACCGCCACCTTGGCCAATATTTTGAAAAAATGTACCATCAGCACCTGCTGTCCCCGCGGTACCAGGACCAGTTGCGGTTGGAGTTCCAGATGTTCCTCCTACTCCTCCGCCACCAGCGATGATACGATTTCCGATTCCTCCGTCGCCACCATCCGCTTGAGTACGCGTTGTCGTATCGTTGGTACGAGCTCGTTTTCCGCCCTTACCGCCCGAGGCACGACAGGTAGGATCGTTGAACGAAGAATATCCCCCATCACCACCGTCAGTAGTGAGGGCGGGATTGTTACCGTTGTTCTCAACTCCCAGAGCACCACCCGCTCCGACGACAATTGGAACCGTGGTCGGTAGGGCGGATAGAAGACCTCGTACTCGATGGTATCCGCCACCACCACCAGCTCCGCCATAATTCCTGACGAATGTGCCTGAGTTCGCTGTGTCGATACCTCCACCCATGCCGCCTCCGCCACCAATACAAATGACGTCGAAATGGGTGTAGCCTAGGTCGATGTATTTCTGAACGTCGAAACTTTGATTGGAAACAAACCTCATAACTAGTGGGTCAGGGCGAACTAAGCTTCCAGCCAGTTCGATTCTCATTGGACTAACCGTCTAGTTTGCAAATATAAGGGACGAAGACTGTCGGCTGTACGTTCTCGTGTCCCTGATTGCCGCCCTCTGCGTTAATCCCAAGCGCTGGAACACTGTGCAAATGGTCGACACCATAGACGGTATGCGAGTGATAGCCTTGATTGTCCGTATTCTGAACACCGGCAATCATTTGATAAAGGGACCCTGAACCGGGTGCGACAGTTTGAAAACGATACTGAGTGGGAGCACTACTAAACGCAAACGGTTGGCTGGCACCACCACTATGTGCGTGGCTACCTTGCCCATCGGTCGAGCTATTCAACGAACGATCGGCCGCTCCAGAAGTTCCGCCACCAGTTGCTCCACCGTGAGCATGTGAAGGCATCTCGGAAACCACGACGACATGTGTTTCCTTACCGCTTTTGGATGCGATCGTAATTGCTACAGAACGAGTCATACGGTTAGCTCTCGCACTATCACCGGGCATTTGATCCATGCCTGCTGCTATCAAACCTCGGAGATCGGGTACTCGAAAGTTAGCTGCGCCAGGATCGCTGAGACCGTCGAAAGTACGCCATCTCGAATGAATGTTCGCAGCCGCCTTCGGATAAGTTGCGACTGGATAATATGCACCATTGGCCCATACCCATTTGCCATACTGTGCGAGATCGGGAAGCACATCGCTGGGCCAAAGCTTAATCTCGCCGGGGATTGCACTAACCGTAGCTGGACCAGGGGGACCAGCAGGACCAACAGGACCGGTCACAGGACCGGCATCTACCGTTGTTCCATCGTGCTTGGTAAGAATCAAGTTACTACCGACAACTTCGCCGTCGACAACCGAAGCCGCTTCGATTGCCAGCATTCTGTCCGCTGTGAGACCGGTAATTGTAGCCATTTCACCTCCTCAAACTTATTCGCTGATATTCGTGGATGAGACTTTGTATGTATCTGCATCCAAATATGTAGTATCCGCATCGTCGATCTGAAAGGTAGTACTGTCAATCATAGTAATATACGTATCCGACTCATCAATAGCAGACCAAATACCACCACCATTATCGACGATAAGAAGGGCGCCCAAATATCCGAAGAATTCAGCGACTTCTTGAATAGATGGAAGACGTGGGTTGTTGGTACTCGTCCCGTAGAGCGTATCTTCCAACGCTTTCAAAATCTCTGGAGGTGTTACGAGCGAATCGATAGAGATATGAACCGTTGGCCTATATCGATCAAGCGGCTTCGGCGGAGTTCCACTCAAAGACCAAACGAACTCGATCGGATCGAGTGAATCCTTGACGGTGTCGAACGAATAAGAATTAGGATTAGCAAGAACATTATAGAGAATGTGAATCTTGTAACCGCGATCCAAACCTTCGAGATCATTACCAATCCTTGATCGGTATGACAGATTGAAACTCTTTGCTTGTTGATCGTAGTAATCGAGTCCAGGAGATGATCCGACTGTGGCAATTCCAGTAAGTGAATCAAGCTCGTCGGGATAAGTGTATGCCTTTAGTCTACCGGAAAAATCCCCCGGGATAAAATTCTCCAAATATTTTACCCCATCGAGGTAGAATGCCTTAATTTCAGCATTGGAATCTGACTCTACACCGGTAAGTCCATTCCAAACGACCACCTTACCGTCATGCAGATAAAGGACGCCACGATCAATACCGGCTTGGTAAAATCGTTCACCAACTTGATCCCAGACAAGAGTTGCCACGTCACCTCCTTCCTAACCTTTAGTTCCGAGTTGTGCTCTGCGTTGCGCATTGAGTTCTCGATTCCGAGCTGCAATTTCAGAGCGACTCATCTTCTTCGGTTTTGCCTGTTTGATGTTACACACTCGAATCAAAGTGAACAATCGATTCAGATGCCAATTCTCACACTCGAATGGGATCTTGAATTCGATCATCCAGTAGTAAACGAGCTCAGCCGTAATGACATCTCTACTCTTTGGAGCACCCGGAGGCTCATTGAACCAAGTAGCTGTCATCTTGGCCTCAATATAGTTATTAATAGCCTTTACATTGTCTTCAGAGAGTTTGAAAAAAACTTCCTCTGGAACATTGGGAGTCACCGTCATCAGTCTTACGTAGTCGAGAACTTCTTCCGAGGTTTTGTCGCCCTTACCAAGAAACGGTTTCTCGTGTTTTGACTCCCATTTTGACAGTGAGACCAGAGAATGCTCTAGCTCCAAAGTCACATCGTGTTGTGTGATGAACTCTTGTGACTCTTCGTCGAACATTTCGACACCTGGAACAACAATCGTAAGCATCCTCTGGTCTCCTATCGACTATCTTAAGCTCGACCCGAAGTCCAAGCCGTTCCGTTCCAATACATTTCACCACCCGCTCCTGCGGTCGATCCCTGAACGTACTGACCTGTCGTCCAAGCCGAAGACGGAGATGCGGTAACGCCTTTGCTAGTGGCATCGGCGGCATTTGACGGAGGAGTTGATCCGCCAGGAGTCCAAGTTCCCGGAATTCCGGCGTTTGCTCCTGTAGCTGGAGAAGCTCCTCCTTCAAAGAGAGCGATTACTGCATCCGGAGTCGGAAGAGCAGGCTCGGTTGCACCCAGTCCGTACAGCAGATCCTCGAGTGACTGAAGATCAGTCGGATCCACGACGCTGGAATCGATGACGATCAGAGAAGTCGGCTTGTAGCCTGTAACCGCAACCGGCGTGGTCGTGACTTCCCAGCTGAACGCAATTGCCTCCGGGGAGTCGTTGATCGTGGCATAAGCCTTTTCGGATGGGGCAGCCTGGCAACCGTAGACCAAATGCAGCTTGTAGCCGAAATCTGTCCCTTCGACATCGTTGCCCAATCGAGTCCTGTAGCTCAGGCCAAAGATCTTTCGACCCTGCTGGCCAATGGCTAGGCCCGGCGAAGGAAGCGCAGTACCATCGCACTGTCCGAATTCCTCCGGATATGTAAACGCTTCGATCGTCGCACCGAACTCCTCGGCGGAAATCAGGTTCAGATACTTGATGTTGTCGGCGTACTGCGGGTTAGGTTCGGCACCAGACGGCGATTCAGTGACAGTAGTAAGACCATTCCAAGCGAAACCGAGACTATATACACCCTGATCGTCAGGAATGTACAGAACTCCATGATCTACACCGGTTTCGTACAATCGCTCGCCAACCTGGTCCCAAGTCAAAGGGGCCATTTTCTTCCTTTCCCTTAGAAGAATACGGTATAAACGTCGTGATTTAGATCATCGGCTGTATAAAACCGATTGAATAGACTCATCGGAATCGAAGCCACCTTGCCTGGAATGTCGCTATCAGGATCCCGATCAACAACAGTAACCATATACCTCAAACGATGATTATACGGTATGTCGTCTGCAAATTTGGTGTCTGCAAAGTCACGTTTGTAGATGATACAAGGGTATATTAGATGTATATTGGCGGGAGGTTGAAAATATACGTTGTCCACAAACGTTTCAAGGAGTTGGTGCAACTGCAGGCGTTGGCCCATTGTACACCTCCCCTAATCTCAGCAGAAGACGGGGACTTTGCACTTCGACGCTCGAAACCGTCCACAAAGCCCCCGCCCATTCTACGTAACGAATATTGAAGAAGTTATCGTTGGCATAGGCATCAGCTACTATACTGATCGAATTCTGTACGTTGAGATCCTTGTTGAGATTCTCTCCCTGTTGAAGATTTCGTGCATTTCGGATGACATCTCCGAAATATGAATGCTCAACAATGTCGTCAACAAATACTCCAGGCGCAGTTTCCTTCGTTTCACCATAACCAATACGGCCGAAGAACCTTGCCATGAGCGTCCTACCTTACGCCGTATTCCTGAAAGTCCACTCGTCGTCCTGGTTGTTTGCGAAGTAGTAACCGGAGTTCGGCTCAGCCTGAACCGTGAGCGACTCTCCTGAGGCCAGAGCAACCGGAGCACCCGTGGTGAGGGTCGTACCGGTAGCCTTGTTCTTGTAGGTGACATTCGGCGTGGTCTTCACGACGACTGTCGTACCATCGAAGTCAGGCTTCTGTGCCGTAGCAAGCGTCGTTCCTGCAGGAGCCCTCATAACGACCAGAGCCGAGCGGATCTTCGTCAGAGCGCCGGAGACACGAGTCTCGTACAGATACTTGTACTGGTTGTAGTCGATGTCGAAGTCGTCGAAGAAATTGACCTCTCCACCCTTGTCGGCACCAACCGTGTAGTCCTTGAGATTCACGATGATGCCGATCAAATCCGCCTCGCCCTCCATGACCTCAACGGTGACGATGTTCTGAACGCCCATCTCGGAGGCAAGCTCTCCTGGAGTCTTCCAGAAACGAATACCGTCGTTGTTTCGAGCGAGGAGCAACGTAGTGAGGGTCTGAATCGTCGTGTAGAAGGTCGGAGAACCCGATCCCTTGTAGTACTGCATCGATCCGATGACCGCGTCGACCACATCGATTGGCGGTGCCGAGTCGTCGACATTAATCGTTGCTGCATAGAGATCGTGATCGTGGAGAATGGAGCGAATCCCCGCGCCTTCGGAGGCTCCTGCGGGATCCTTGATCTTGTCGTCATCATCGACATCCCGACCGTCTCCGATGAGAATCGCACGAGCGAGCTCTTCGTCGAGCATGAGACGCATCTCGGCCTTGAGCCACATTACGATGTCGAAATCGGTGATATCGACGACATCATCGCGATCCAGCTTCTGCTTCTTGTAAACCGTGCTGGGAGAAGTGCTGCGCTTCGAAACTGAGAACCACTCTTCCTTCTTGAAATTACCCTTGATGTAGCCTCTTGCCCGTGCTTCATCGAAGGTGATATCGGCGACCAGAGACTTGATGCGGGAGAACGGCGAGTGCTTGGTTCCATTCATCACGTTGGCAACCCACTCGACCCGCCGTTGGTCAAGCTCGGGGGAATCGGTAACGGACTTGGCATCCGGGAAGAGGGTCTCGATGTTGTCGATGCCGTGCTTGAGAGCGTAATGCTCGACGGCCTCTTTCAGCGATCCAGTTCTCTGAGCATCGGCAACGATTCCCTTGATCGCGTCATGAGACAGAACATGCTCTTCTTCCTGTGTGCCTCCGCTAGACTGCTCGAAGACGTTGCGGGTCATGCGCCGTCCTTCCTCTTCATTATTATCGGTATCATCATGATGGGCAAGTACGGATTCGGACTCCTCGTCATCGGAAGTAGCTGACTGTTCAACTTCCCCAGTGTCGACTTCCCCTGCGTCAAGCTCGAGCGCAGCGCCGACCATATAATGAACGACATCCTTCTGCTCAGGAGTCATCGAATCGTAAACTTCCTGGACCGTGGGGCCTTCCTCACCGTCGTCTTGATGCTCGATCTCTTCTTCGTCTTCGGAATCTGAGGCGTCCCCATCAGCATGACTAATTTCCAAACCTGTGTAGATAATTGCTTCATCATCTAGCGTTACAAGCTCGCCGTCGGAGTGAGCCAGAGTAATGTTGTCGATAAGAGCACCAGGATTGGCACCAGACAACACCAGACTCAACTCACGAATAAATCCATGCAAAACCTGCTTGGCTTTCTCAGTAAGCTGATTGGCATAGATAGACAACGACTTGATATCACCGTGCTGCACTAGAACCTTGGCGTTCTTTGCCTGGTCGGTGTCATTGAAGAAACCGTAGGCGTAAACACCATCTTCGCGATGCTCGAGATCCGCATAACCTAGCACATTGCTGGGCTCATTGTGACCATGCTGCCAGACCAATGGAACTCTTGTCTTATCCTGATGCTTGAAGGCATCCGGCATGATAGTCCGGCCATCCGAGCACTTAAGACCAGCCTTTGTGGCGTAGCCACTGAAGTCAGGCGTAGCCTCTACTCCCATTTTGAATGTTCCTCCTAACTTTCGGATCACCGCTCCTATTAATTACTCCTAGTGGCCGAAGCTAAAGCGCGTTGTCTTGCCACAGCATCCATGAGAGAAACCTTAACGGTGGCAATTCTCTCCTCAAGCCTAGCGACGGGGTCTGCCTTCGACCTAGATCTTGTTTTCGATCCTCTTTTTCTCTTAGTAGTAAGCGTTTGCCTATGCTTTTGTCGATACTGTTTAGATTCCCGGGCCGCTTTAGATTTGTCCGCAGCCGTCGGAGATTTCCTAGCCTTTCTCTTTGATTTACTTTCTTTTGCATTAGCTTCAGCTCTCAAAACACTGAGTCGAGAGCTTAATTCAGCCAAACGGTTCTTAATGTCATTGACTCTTTTGGCCGCATAGGCTCGTTGCTCGGTCAATTCTCGCGCGGTGAGTTCAATCGTTCCACTTCTCGACCTGACTGTAAATCTGGGCGACCCTTTTCTGCGTCCCTTCAATTCGCGCGTCCGCAGGTAATACTCGTGTGCTTTGACCGGATCGTAAGGAGCCCGTCCATGCATGAGAATTGTGCCGTCTGGGAGTTTCATAAGACTAACCCCCGCTGGCAGAGTTCCCATTGGAGGAACTGATTCCAGCGAAAGCATCATCGATGGCGGCATCGATCTCATCGAAAGCATCCGTCATAACTCCTGTTGTCGCCGGAGTTTCGACCGATCCGTCCGTCATGACTCCTGTGGGTGTCGGACTTCCCTGCGGCATGTTGCTGTTGAGCAACTGATCGGCTTTCGGATCGGGATGCGGAGCCATACCAACCACCTGACGCATTTCGTTCGATGTCATGATCTCGTTACGAGTAAACTTGTCGGCAATCTCAGCAATATTCTCAACCGGGACCAAGCGGAACGGATCTCGGAAGAACATGATCGTCTGCCTTTGCGTCCGAGCAGTTTTGGTCAGAAAAGTACGAATCATAGCTTGGGTGATCGCACTGAGAACCGGCTCGATCGTGCGATTCCAATAGTTCAGCATCACTTTCTCGTCGGCTGTACCGTTCATAACCTCCGCAGTCAACCCGAGTTGACCGAAAAGCATATCGGTTAGAAACTCGATCTGACCCATGAGATTGTTCTCGGCCGGACGATTCAACTGAGTGATCTTTTCCGTCGCATCGGTATAAGCAATGCCGTATTTACTACCCGCAAGCTGAAATTCGATATCTTGACGACGCTGTTGCGCCTGTTGTCTACGAGCCTCCGACTTGATTACGTAAGGAAGCTGAATGATGAGATCCAATTTTCCGGAAGCAGATTGATTATCGACGACATCCAAGAGTTCAAGCTTGTTGAGCAAACGCTGAAGAGTCGAATTCGGCTCATTCATCACCGAATACAACGGATTCTCGATAATAGCAACCGCAGCTTTCTCCAGAGTAATTTCTTCCCGCTTACCGGTCGCTTCGTTGTACAAGCGTACTTTTACGTGCTTCGGATACCAGGTCAAGATCTCGCCGACACGAAGCGTCAAAATCTCGTAACCGCCAGTTTTCTCTGGACTGATCGACGTATCTACCGGAACAAGCGCTACGACGCCTCGATCAAAGAGTGTAAGAGCAATATCTTGTCGAAAAGCACGTGCAGCTTGATCGAGATTGGCTTCAACGGTCAAACAGTTATTAAGACCGCTCTCAATATCATCCAAATATCGCTTTTCCTCATCCGTCCTTACATGACGTATGTCAATAGAGGCCACGTCGATACTGAGACGCGTGTAAATCGAGGAGATCATCGTGCGCGCGCTGGGAATTAGAAGCTTTAGACGATCGGGCCTCGATCCAGAAGCTGCGCCATACGCATAAGGGGCCGAGTCGGGAACGGGTTGAACCGGCCAAGGACTATTTCGATTCGAATTTTGCGGTTGATTAGAGAATACGTTCCAGGCGTGTTTCAACGCCGTACCAAATCGCGCCATAGCTCACCTCCTCCCACTTCTACTTACTGACGCGCCCGTTTGGCTTGTCCGCGTTCAATACCTCTACGAATAGCAACAGTGGTACCACCATATCCAGCAAGCGCTGCTGGAGCTGCTCCGGCCGTTGGTATTGCAAGAGCACCAGCCAATACTCCTAGTACTACTTTCTCTCCTCTAGTTGTACGAAGAGCAATCGCTCTATCTGGACTCTCTTGCCACTCTTTTATCAATTTGTCTCGTTTAGCGGGATTCGTCTCACTCGCAGCCTTCAAACGCATCGCCTGATCTTGCATACGAGCACGATGAATTTCTTGTGTCCTTGACGCGCTCGTAGGGAACTTCTGTTTGAAATTCCGGCTGGTCGATGCGGCTTTCCGTTCTGCTCGTACAGCTTTGTTTTCTGTCCGCAAAGTTCGAGAAGTTTCTCTTGCTGTTTCACTAAAGGCTTTACGTCCAGCTTTTCTTTGTTCTCTACGACCACCACCTGCTTTTCGAACTTCTCCTGCTGCAGCTTTTCCAGCTTTTTGCCCGGCGTATTGTGATCTTTGCCGAACCCCCCACTTCATTCCCTTGACACCGTGATGTTCCAGAATCTCTAATGGAGACCCGGGCTTCTCAACAGAAAGTTTCACTCGAAGGCCTCCTTGTGTACCTTGTATGCCACCCAAGCATCCATGAGAGCGGCAACATTATCGATCTTCTCCTCCTGACGCTTCTTCAGAAGCTTCCGATTTCCATTGGTGTCCTCGATGGTGATGGCGTTGCTCATAGCAAACGACATGAGCGCCTGATCGAAGACCAGAAGCCTCTCTTCGCTCATGATCTTGAGCTCACCAAGAGGAACCGATTCGGTCTTGACTCCCTGAATCACCTTCTCGATGCCGAATGGTCCATTCTCGGTCTCCCAACGCGTGACGAATTCCTTTGCATTGTAGGGATCGTAACCGAGAGCACGAACATCGTATTCGGAAGCCTGGATGAAACGATCCAAATCATCGTAGACTTCCATCATATCGAGAATATTTCCCTCCATCACATGAAGACTTCCTTCGTTGATGAATTCTTCGTACTTCTGTCGCATAGCGGCAGGAAGCTTCATCAACGTGAGCTCGGTGATGTAGCTGCGAGTCTTGACTCCGAACTTCTCACGCCCTAATGGAAATAGGAATGTGAATGCGCAGAAGTCATCACCTTGCGACAGATCCGCTCCGAGAGCACAGGGCATTTGCCAGAATTCTCGAAGACGATGTGGAAGCGTCTCTTCATACGTAAAGAAATATGTATAACCCTCCATTGGAATTCCAAACCGCTTGGCGAGAATATCATTGCGAGAAGCAGGAGCTTTCTCGGCTCGCTCCACATCAAGTTGATACGTCTCGTAGGAAACGGTCGCTCCCAAATTCGGATTCGCCTTAACCCACATCGCCGGGTCGGAAACTTCCTCGATTTCATCCAGCTTGTAGTGCCAGATCGAAACGTGTGGCGCAAAGTACTCACCTTTGAGAATGTCAGCTAGTTCCATTTTGATGGTGTCACCGGAACCAGCTCGAACAGTTCCTTCCGAACTAATAGCTACAATCAAATAGTCCTCTAGCTTGGATGCGCCCTGTTCGACAGCACCCACAACATCTTCTCGAAGATCGCCGGACAGCCATTCGTCGATCGTGGAGATCTTCGGACGAAGGCCCTGGAGCTTGTTGATCGCCATCGGGCGAATCTCGAGTATAGATCCAGTAAGAAAGTTCTCGATGCCCTTCTTTGTCGAAGCAAGCTTGACCCGATTGGCTCTCGATCCCGTCGTATTCTGAAGAGAGCCCTCGGTCAAGAACTTGAACAGAGGGCCGCGTGCGCGCGTGATCGAAGTACGAAACGGAGACAAGACTTCTTCGGCTTGCTTCATCGTCGGAGCAGTGTTGATCTGATGTGTCGTCGACGTATCGACGTTCAAGAAGAAACTGTGAATCAGGAACGCATACATCGACTTGGCTGCTCCACGAGCGACGATCAGATACTGCTTGAGCGTCAGGCGTTTCTTGATTACCCTTTTCTCGTAATGTCCGCCGTGATTCTCTTTTGTGGGGACATAGACGCTACGCTCGACGAAGTAATACCAACCGAAGATTTGCTCGGCCCAGAGCTTAAACGAGAAGAGTAGATGAAGATCCGATCCATCGGTTAGGGTCAACTCTCCTTCGCAGTAACGAATAAATCCCTCAACAGCTTCGTCGTCATAGAAGATGTTCGGATTGGCGATGAGCGAATCGATCCGATTCATCTCCAAAGAGATCTCTCGATTGACAGGAATCTCTCCTCGAATGACCGCTTCACGAAACTGACCGTAATAGATCGGTGTCGCAATATTAGACAGACCCATTCTAATCCTCTATCTAAAGTGCGACTGCAATCGCAGCTGTAGCCGCACCTCTCTTTGCTTTCTTTGCGGCATAACCAACCGCTTTCTTACCATTTTTGGTCATTGCTTTAGTAGTTTGATCCTCGGCCGATCTTTGACCCTGTCCGACTAAATTCTTGACGAATCTTTGACCAGGATTCAATTGATTGAACTGAAGCCGCTGAACATTCTGTTCGAGTTGCATTCGTCTTGCGTAATCCTGCAATTCTTGATCGGAAAGAGCCTGGACTCCACTCTTCTTTCCGATTTGCCCAAGCTTACGTGCTCTTACAGCTTCTGTAGTTGCAGGATGTCCCCGGCCGCCCTTGACTTTCATCCTCGTACTGCCCGGAAATTTTGAAGGACGAACGAAGACTTCTTCCGGTCTCACCGTGGCCTTCCGACGAACACCCCACTTCATACCCTTGATTCCGAAGTGAACGAGAAAATTCTTGCCGGAATCGATAACTCGATCATCGCTTTGATACACGTGTGCGCTGAGCAAATTACGCTCAACTCTCCTGGCGACTTTCTTCGTGTAAGTTCTTCTATCCGTGCGCTTTCGTTGTTTGCGAGCCTGAGCAGCGCGCTCAGCTAGATTGGTTTGCTTGACGAAGTGGTCAAACGCCTTGGCGTAATGCGGATCGTGCTTCTTTTTGGTTTCAACCGTAGCTTTGATCAACTTTCGACGTGTGCCCGCTCCTTCTCCAAAATATAGCTTGGCTCGCGTAAACTCTTCAGCGTCTTTTGCAGCTTCCTTACGCGTTTTCTTCGGAATACCGACAAGGTCGGGATGAAGTTCTTTCGATCTACGAACGCCCCATCTCATACCCTTGACGCCGAAATGAGCAAGAACATTTTCAACGGGGTCCATCTTGCCCCCTATTTCTTAGTGGCTCTTTTTGCCTTCGGCCTTTCTTCCTGCTGCTCAGGTTCGGGCGCTTGCTGTTGCTCAGGCTCGGATGCTTGCTGTTGTTCTGCTTCAGGCGCTTGCTGTTGTTCAGATTCGGGCGCCTCTTGCTGCTGAGCTGACGACTCTTCCTCAGAAATAACTCCCTGACGGAGCTGTCTTCTCCGATTCTCTTCTGCTCTTTGTTTGTCCTGACGTTCTCGCTCAGACCCCGCCGAGCTGACTTCTTGTCCCATTATCCTCCCACCTTCTAAGCGTTCTCATGGTTGGGCTGAAATATGCCTCGTCCTCAGAAAGAGTTTGTACAGTAGGACCCGGATTCGGATCGACCCAATCTGTTCCCTCGCGATGTACATTCAAACGCCACTCGAGCTCTTGAATCTGCTTTTCCATCGCCGTAATCAGATATGATGTCGACGGAGGATCGAAAAGCATTCGAGTACGAAGAAAAATGTAAGACTTTACCGCGTTGTAATTAGGATCGTTCTCAGGATCGAAATCAGCCCAAACAGCACTCGCATCATCGATTTGAAAACCTTCAGCCGGACCAACTCCCAGCTGAGCGAGAGTAGAGAACGAGGAGTTAATATGAGTAATGATATCGAGATCGAATACAGTATAATCTTCGGCAATTCCCAAAATTTTCTTCGTACTGGTAAGAATACTCTGTTCCATCGATTTCACTCCGTCCTTAAATTATGGTCCTCTTCGCCCGCGAAAGCGGCTGTAACCGTAACCGCTATCCCACGGCACGAAAAACAATACGAGACCCAATATTACGAGAATAACACCTAAGAGCGAATTAATGAAAATCCATATGATGATTCCGATAAGAATAAGGGCTAACCCCATAGTTGACCCTTTCTTTAGAAAAGGTCGGGCGGGACAGAAAATGGCTGCGGCAAGGATTTCCCATCCCACCCGTCGGTCAGCGGTTATGCTCCATCCGCCTCATCATCGTTAGTTCTCGGAATCTCTCCGCCGTCGTACCGCTCGCCCTCTTCCTCGTCGTCTCCCTCTGGCTCATTTGGCTCATTTGGCTCGGGCCGCTGCTCAGGAGGAGAAGTGTCGGGCATGGGTGCACCCGGAGACTGTCCTGGATCCTGCTCTGGGGTAGGAGTCTGCGGCTGCTGTTCAGCGTTCATTCTGAATTCTCCTGTTCGTCGGGATACGTTTCACTTTCCTTGTTATCCACGGAATCTTCTCCGTGCGCTTCGTTTGGCGTCATAAACTCTTCTTCAGTTACCTCTTCTTCACCAGGAATCTCTTCTTCATCAACATCTTCGGGCATATCTTCGATCGGCGGCTTGTCGGGTAGATCGGCCTCATTAGGTTCCACTACTTCATCCATTATCCCCTCCAATTCGCGTTGTAATCACGCAAATCGACATGAACAAAATTGTTATACAGACCTAAACCACCTTTACCGCCGCGCTTGCGCTTGCGTAGCCAATTAAGCGTGGAATGCCATTGGCGAGGAGTGCCCCGAACGCAACGGATATCGGCAGCTTGATCATTACCATCATGGATGGTATAAACGTGAAAACTTTTACTTGCCCCACCGACACTTCGATTGTGCTTTACCGTTCGGAAGCCCGACAAAATCGTTACCGAACCGTACTTTTCTCGCAATGGCTCCAAATATGTCTTGCAGAGAAACTCCAACCCCTTGTAGTCGCGCTTCATCACCTTGGTGCCGTCGTGACAATCGAATTCTTCTACCACGAAGTGCTTACTCAAACGATGTCGGGTTTTAGGCGGCATTCAACCTCCTTCTATTTCGGCTCAAGGCACGTGAAAATTCTAACTTGTCCCCCAGGCGTGTTGATCTGTAGAATTCCAGGCGAATAAGCAGGAGGCGCACCGGCACAAGGCCCTCCTTCTCCTGCAGGTCCAGGCGGACCCGGCGGACCGGTATCACCTTTCGGACCTATCGGACCCGTTGGACCTGCTTCCCCTTGCGGACCCGATTCGCCTATTGGACCCCGATCTCCTTGCTCACCTTTGTCTCCCTTTGGACCTGGGGGTCCTCGTTCTCCTGTAGGAATATCAATTGTCACCGTTCTCGTGGGACCCGGGGGTTCCTGGCTCAACGCTGTCGCTGCCAGATATCCCGCTCCCCCCATCATCGTCAGGCCGAGAAACAGCAGTAGAAATTGCCTCATCTCGCCCCCTATTTCTTGCGGTCTTTAACGCCGCAATTCCACTCAACGTTCCACCCAGTCCTAGAAGAAATCCGCCTAATCCCGCCCATGGAATTTCCCAATCGGACCAGTTAATTGCTAGTAGGTTGATAAGTTGTGCCTGTATCATCAGGTTTTCTCACTAACTCGACAATCCAGGTTACTATCGCTGGTATGAACGAAAGCGCAATAGCTAAATATGCGATTGTGTCCGTGTCTTCAACACCCGCAATCTTCGAAATCAAAATCGCAAGTACCGTAGCAAGCGGCATTGCTGCCTCGGCCGGACGACTTTTGACGATGTCGACTGGCGCGCTCATTCTTCTGGTGGCGGAGGAGGAGGCAGCACAGAACCACCAATAGATATTGAACTACTCATCGGTTGAATCGCAACGTTGATACGATCGTTCTCGGGGTTACCGCCAATCGCTTCCAAAACGGCATTGGCAACTTCTTCGGGTGTACTATCAAACGTATCATCGTCTTCTATTTGAACATGAACGGTAATCTGCATATGATCTCCTATCCGACCCTTATCGGAGTCACTTCCAACCAGCGACCCCCGAAGCTCGCCTGCAAACCGCCTTGCGTGGAATACTTTGCCCGTAAAAGTGTTCCCGCAGGCGTAATTGTTTTGCGAACTTTTATTACACCATTTCCTCCGGCGAACTGAGCCGCGAAAATATGGCTACACGCTTCTGTACCAAGTGCGGGGATACTCATATATGCTTCAAACACACCGGCTACGGACGACTGCATCCGTGCGCCCCATTCCGCATCGTAATCACCGGCAAGCGGCGGCGTTACATCCGGACCAAGCGTAGTAAGATCACCGTTTGTTGCACTTGCACGACTCTCACTTGCAGCGACGTAGCCATACAGCGATGGCCCGCCGACAAATTCCCACTTGTATGCGGATGTCGAAGCTGCCCGGTAGCGCAAATGCCAGATTACACCGTTCGCGGCGTCCGCAAGATAGTACACTTCCTGGCCGTCGTAAGCGGGAGAAGGTAGTGACGAAACGAGCGGAATGTTTCCGCCTTGGGCGAGTTCGGTGAAAATTCTGATGAATCCGGGAGGATAAACATCGCCTACTGTCCCCGCACCGGCTCCAATTGCTCCTGTACCCGCGGAACCGATGAATCCTCCTACTCGATAGACATGACTACCTGCCGATGGAGTAATCTTCCTAAGCATATGAACACCCGGAAAATATTGTGCAGCAGCCGCGAGAGCATTGCCGACACCAAGCCTCGAAAAGGTATTCGCATCTTGTTGAAGTATAACGAAAATATTATTATTGGCGGGAGCTTGTATGTATGGACACCAGAATTCAACCCAGACAGGTGTAACGCCGTCGAAAGCTAATGAGGGAGCGGAAACCACGTTATCGGGATTGGCAGCATTAGTACTGGTGATATTGACCCCAGCGGTAAATTCCGTATGCGAAAGCAATCTTTGTGCTGCTGGGCCTGCAGGACCTTGAGGACCCGTGGGGCCAATTGGACCTTGCGGACCTGGCGCAGAAAGATCGAGCCATCCTGTACTTGTTTTAACGCGTGCGGTGGTCATCCTGCCACCCGGATCGGTTGAACGCTAAGTCTGCGATACTGCCAGTTAGCCGTTCCTGCGTTTTGATTGTAATAGCGCATCCGAATATCTCCACCCGCAGCTGAAACTGTAATTCTCGATCCAGCTATTGAAACGATAAATCCTTGATTTGCTGTCGAAAGAGTGTATGGAAGCTGATTCTGAGGATTATTCGCTCCATTGGAAATTCCAATCCAACAAGCCGAACCCCCAACGCTATGATAAGCATTAGACGAACACCAAGCGGAATATTCACCTGCGGACGGAAGAATTACACGCGGACCAACCGTTGCCAAATCGAGCCAAGTCGAAACAGTAGTTGTACCTTCGCTAGGGTCTATCCCGGCATAAAGCGTTGTTCCACCGATGAATTCCCACTTGTACGTCGAAGTTGAGTTTGCATTGTAGCGAAACCGCCACTGATAACTCGGATTGGTTAACGAGTCGACTAAGACGTGCTCGTCTCCATGCGCCGGAGCCGTCGGAAAAGTCGTACCGTAACTGGGAAGGGGCGCCCCAGGAGCTCCCGTCGCTCCGACAATCATGTTGGCCGCCGAAATAGTCGCTCCAGTGACCTTGATGATCCAGGCCATGATGATATAGGGCGGCATGTTGTTATGTGCATCTTGAGCGGGTACTGGACCCTGAGTATCGGTGGTTACATTAGTACCCGATCCCTGCCCATAGGGAGCTAGAGTGTTTCCGCCAACCCCTGTAGGCTGAAGATTTACAAATATACCACTCTGATGAGAATGAGCACGAAGACCGCTCTCCAACGCCGTCAACACGTGAGTAGCAGCTCCTCCAGTTGTCCCAACGCCCGGAGCGCTTCCGCCATAAATAAAGCGGTTACGAAGATCTGGAATCGTGAATGACGTGTTTCCAGCTGGAACTCCTAATGCATCGGCTAATTGTGGATAGCTCGCGCGCGTGAGCGTACGCCCGTCGGCAAGCATCCAGTTCGTCGGAATCACAAGACCTGCAAATGCTTTGACCGTTCCAATTTGATCCACGTCATAAGCAGTAGCAACGGCACCAGCAGCAACGGGCTCGTCTGTATCGACCCAAATCGCGCCAGGAGCTGGATCGGGAGACGGCTGAGCAGGTTGTTCGTAATATGGATCGCCCCCACCCGAGATCCACATCGTGCCGTTCCAGTAGTACAGCTTGCTGTCGTCGGTATCGTAATACAGCTGTCCCGAAACAGGACTAGTCGGTGGCGCTGATTGACGTGGAGGAATAAGTGTTCCGGTAAGTTCGGGCATTAGCCGATCACCGTTGTCCGGATTGTATTGGCGGTCTGAGAAACGGCGAAGGTAATAGTCACATCCCCGTTTGCCGCCACCGAAATATCAGGAAGCACTACAGCTCCAGTTGCTTCTACCTGACACTGGACAATCAAGCCGCGTGAGGCTCGACAGCCATGCGTAGTCTGAAGAATTGTGATAGTAGTACCAGCGCCGTGAGTCGCCGAGGAGTAATATCCCGCAGCAGACAGATTGGCTCTGGCACTTGCCTGTCCACTGACCAAGGAAGCGTCCGCACCGGTACCACCTTTGCCGAGCGTCAGAATACCACTGACATCAGCCGAGCCAAGCGCAACTGCACCGTCGGCAAGCATCGCATTGGTGATTCCGTTGTTGGCAACCTGAATATCGTCGGCATTGGCCTGAATTCCCGCGCCTGCGCCCACGTTCAGCGTATTGCCCGTCTTGGTCAATCCCGTTCCAGCCGAAATAACGGCCGAACCGGAGAATTGTGACCAGACTATGGGTGTAGTGCCTAATATACCACCACCAAAATCTGCGGTACAAACCCAACCGGTATCCGCATTAACTGTACCTTGCTCAACCCAGACGAATGCGGACGGAACCTCAGACCAAGTATCCATATCGGCCACTCTAGTAAATACCATCGGAGGACCATCGGCAACCGTATAAATTCCGTTCAATGCCGGATTTGCCTGATCTTTGACCAACACTCGATCGGCGTTACTCAATACAATACCATCAATCGTGATTGGACCGTTCGCCAAGTTGGGAATATCCGCCGTTGTCGCGCATCTGACCGACGCTTTCGCATCGAGTCCTTGAGCAGTATTATCCACGTACTGCTTATTAGCCGCATCGGTACTTAGTGATGGCGTTGCCAATCCAACAATTTTCTTGCTGTTGAGATTCAGATCGGCCGCCGGTGGTGTAATTACATCAAGCGTACGGTTACCCGGCATCGCTTGCTGTGCACCGGCACCAAGTGTTCTCAGAGAACCATTAGCTGCAGCTGCATCCACAGTCAATGCATCTGATCCGCCTGGTTCGTGCGTGGTCCTGTGTGCAGTCGGCGCTCGAGCATCTGTAAAGCGAGCATCGTTTCCTGCCGCTGCCTGAACTGCACCCGTTCCCAGCGTTCTTAACGAAGGAGTGCCTGCCGTGCCATCCTTGTTCGCAGCCGCTACGTCGGCATCGACAATCACACCCGGTGCGATTTGCGGATTCGGATATGTGCCGGACAGATCGCCACCAGCTGCTCCGGTAGGCGTGCCGGTTCCACCTTTTGCCGACTGCCAAGCCGATCCGTCGTACCAGTACAGCGTATTGTCGGCAGTGTTCATGTACAGCTGCCCCTTAACCGGAGAAGATGGGGCAGTACCGAGCAGATGGCCGACGAAATTACGGCCCTCCAGCTTGGCAAAATCGAGTGGAGCGCCAAGAGTCGGCATCAAATCTCCTTAGTTAAGGTAGGCTTTTCCGGAAGTTGCGGCACCAAACGAAAGAGTTACTGAATTAGAATCAATATAGATTAAAGTTGGAATTATCTCCGAACCACCGCTATCAACCACGGTTACCGACGGATAACGATTGAGATTATGGAGAATATTCCACGTCATAGCGGCTGTAACTTGGGTAAATACGTATGTTGTCTCGACTTGCTGTGCACCTTCTTTCAAAAAGCTGACGCTTGTGTCGGCATTGTTTGAAGGCGGAGATCCGCTCGAAGAAATGAATGTAACCGGAAAGGTCCACCAATTACCATTGTCGATACCTGGCGCAGCGATTGTATAACGTGCCCAATTGGCTGAAGACGAGGCTTCTTGCAGATAAAATCCGTCACCGACATTCAACTTCTGTAAAAATGCAAGCACATCGGCACCCGGTCGAGTTGTTTCACTGAGATGTATTTCGGTAACAATGTCCCAGGTAACAGCGTCAACGCCAATATCACCCGAAGTAGCAGCATCAACAAGATCCGTTGTCCAACGCCAAGTTCCCGAATAAACAGAGTTGACTGCGCCGGATGGACCTTGTGGACCCGGAGGTCCTGGAGTACCTGCCGGGCCCTGAGGACCTATTGAGCCCTCTGGGCCCATGGGACCGATGTTTCCCGCAGCCAAAACGATCACATCAGGGTACTTCTTGAGCATCAAGCCGACATCTGGCGGTTTGCTCTCGACTTTGAGCTGCACCTGATTGGAATCGACCAGCACATTCAGATCATTCGAAGGAATATGTATGTTAATATCTACAACAGGATCCAAGACGACCTTGATGTCCTGCTTCTTCTCGACGGCGAAATCGATCTCTTTGGTTTCGACCTTTACGGTTACGTTATCTTGTGACATCGGCAACGCACTCTACTTTACCCTGACAGAGCGTTCGAGCAGGACCGTTTTGCGGTCTCCACTGCACATCCCACACGCCCGTGAACTTTCCTGCGGACCCGACCAGCGTTTGCGTCTGATCTCCATCCAGCGAAAGCACGATTATGCCTTGATAGGCATCCAGCATACCGATGGTGAACGTGGCCAAGGGCGCATCCTGGTTGAGACGATCGGCTCGGATCTGTGCTTCCACAGTACCGCCGATGTCGATCGGAGCATTGTTACTATCAGTACAAATCAGTCGAAACTCGATACCATCTCCGGCATATAACGATAGATCTAGTACCGAAGGCTGCGTATTGATACTAGCCATGCCCCTCCTTTCACCAGAGTGTCGTGTCGCCGGACGTTCTTACAATCGGACCTCTCGGCAGCAAGCTTGCATCGCCGTAATGAATCGCATTGTGTGTCTGATGCGACGTCGTGATCAAATAATCCGGATCGAACATCCACGCTTCGCCGTGTAGAATGTCATCGACGGAAATCGGATTCATGTGATGAACGACCAAACCCGAATGGATGTCATAGCCGTCGACACCCAGATCGCATCCGTTGTCGCGAAGGATGACATGGTTTCTGATCGCCTTCCACTCCGATGAATGATAGAAGCCCTGATTGACCCATCGATCGAAACCGAAGGTTCTTTCTCCGACCTGGCCTTTCAATCGAAGATACTCGAAGCGTTCTTCGAATGTCTCCAAGCGACGGAGCTCCGAATATCTCCTAACCTTCGACATCGACTTCGGGAACCGGCAACGCTCCCGCGTAAGAGCGCATTGCCGTAAGAGCTTCGGCGTAAAGCTCTTCAACACGCTTCTGAGATTCGATTGCCTCGATCTTGACCCGTGTAAGTTCGTTCTCATGTTCGAGTCGCTGTTGTTCGAGTCGTTCTCGAGTCGAACCGAGCTTCAGAAAATGCGTGATGACCTGAGAAGAAGCAGTACCAGCCACGATCTGTCTCTCGGCGAGATCCACCGCCTTGGAAACCAGCTGATTCTCACGATGCTCAGGAGTTGTCGCGGGTTTCCGGCGAGTTTGCTTGGGTTCTGATACTCTTCGCCGCGATGGCACGCGACCTCCCTTCATGTTTCAGAAGAATTCAACCTACTTTGCACCTAGTTTTAACCCCCTAAAATCAAAGAC